TCCGGCGTCTGCCGCAGGTGAACGCTGTGCTGTCCTCGCCGCCATAGGCCGCGTCAATGTGGGCGATGCCGTCACGCAGGAGCGAAGCGTCGGAAGTGAACCGTGGCGCTGTGGTGAACAGCGCGTCCTCAGATGCGATGTGGCGCAGTTCGTAGTTGGCCGCGAACAGGGAAGGGGACATCGACTGGCGAAGGTCGTCAAGCTGTTCCTTGTCCAGCATCCCCGTAGCGTAGCAGTCCCACATCTCCGGCTCCGGCATCAGCTCAAAGGCGTCCTCTTTATGCCAGGGCGTGCCGGTATTGATGAACCGCCCGCCGGGGTTGCAGATGTTTTGCAGCTCCATGTAGACCGCTTTCGTGCGCTCACGCTCGGCGTGGCTTATGCGGTCTTTGAGGTTTACGATGTCGTCCGTGATGATAATGTCCGCGTGCTTGCCCGTAATGCTACCGCCGATGCCGATGCCCTGTAGCTGTGCCGCTCCACGCGGCGCGGCGTAGATGTTCAGCGTAATCTCGCTGGAAGTGTCGCGGGCAATCGCAAGCTCGCCGCCGGTCAGGGCATGGTATATGTCACGCATGATGTCCGTGGACAGGATGCGGTTCACCGTCTTGATGACCTCCGCAACGTCGCCGTCCGTTTTGCGCAGGAAAATGATGTTCTGGTCAGGGTGCCAGAGCATCAGCAGGGCAATCGCCACACACAAGCAGGTGGTCTTGTAGCTGCCACGGTGGGCTTGCAGCGTCATGTCGTCCTCGGAGGTCACCATGCGCTTTATCCAGCCGCCGTGAAGGTCGTCGCGGAAGTCCGTATAGCCCATGGCGCGGCCCAGCGCAGCGGGATGGGCGATAAACCAACGCGCCTTTTCCTGTGCCGTCATTGCGCTTCACCCTTTAGTGCTTCAAACGCTTCATCCAGCGCGGCGTGGTTGGCGGTGACGATGTTCACGTCGTTTTCGTGACGGTCACGCCACAGATCGGGACGGCGGTTTTTTAGCCAGAAGATTTGGGCCGTCGTGTCAGGCACAACCATCTTCTTTGTTTTCTTGATATGCTTGCGCTGTCTGTATATCGGATTACCCTTTTCATCGAGTTTTCCAGTCGGAATATCCTCTATCTCAGTGGTTACTTCTTCATACTCAAAACCTATAGCACGTTTGAGCAGCATGTTTTCCACTTCAATATCAACAGGGGCTTTGCCGCGTTTTAAGGCCTCTACAATCTCGTTGTGTTCGTTTTGATACTTATATAGGGTAGACACGTTAATGCCCATTTTAGCGGCAATTTGCGCGTCTGTGAGCCCTTCTCGCGCCCACCCTTCTATGCGGGTCAATCCATCAGGCGTTAGCCACTCTTGATACTTGCCCTTGGCAATCGTAAATCACTCCTATTCATCACTGCCATGAATATGCTTCGCAAGGTACAGGAACGGCGTATCGCAGACGGCAACCAACGCCTCAATTATCGAAGTGCTGACTGCAATCGTGATGATGGTTTGCAGGTCATAGATGCCCGCGAACGCAATGCCGATGAACCCGAAGTTTTCAAGGCAGTTGCACAGTATTGTCGAGATGTTATTGCGGAGCCAAAGGGCCTTTCCCTCGGTTCTCTGCTTAATGCGGTTGAAGATGTAAATATCAGCCATATTGGCGATATAGTACATGACCGCGCTGGCGATACTGATACGTAGGTTCAGGCTGAACAAGGTCTTCATAGCATCGTGGGCGTAGTCAAACGCGCTTGGCTTGTACAGAAGCGCAATCTGCGTCGCCACGATCAACAGCACGTCGGAGAACAGGCCCAGCTTGACGGCCTTCTTTGCGTCCTCAATGCTATAGCACTCGGAGAGAATGTCCGTGGCGAGGAACGTAGACGCGAACATGACCGTCCCGATGGCGGTTGACAAGCCGATAATCTCTGCATTCTTCGCGGTGATGATGTTGGCAAGAACCGTAGCAATCGGCACCCATGCAATCACGCCGGATTTCCTGAACAGTTTTTTGCACAGCAGCAGGGCAGTAAAGACAAAAACGACTTCGCAAATGATAATCAGGTTATTCAATGTATTGTTCCTCCGTAGTTTTTTTAAGCGGGTTATTGCGAACCGCTGTATTAGTATTCCTTAATGACTTCAACCGGGAAATGGGTAACAACCTTATCCACAATTCCCTTTACCGTCAAAGCGGCGGGATTATAGGTCGTTTTTAGCATTGTGCCCAGCATATTAACGGCAGCTTCGATATTCAGCTCTTTACCGCTAATGTTTTTGCTGATATATGCAGCGACGTCCATGTAATCCGGGTAGCAATTCACCGGGGTAAAGGCGATCTCGAACTGGATATGATACCAGTCCTGGCCGATAGCGCACAGACACTCGGCGAACGGGTGCATGATGATCTGCGTGATTTGTTCCTTATTCTGAATCATTGTCATTTCTCCATGATAAAGAGTATTTCCCGTGAAACCTTGGGATAGGGTATTGCCATCATAGCGGTCAGCCAAGTTTTTGGAACATATGCCGCCATCGTTTTATAGAACTTGCGGATTTCCGCAGGCTGCTCGCTAAAGAAAGCGTCCATTTCCCGCGCCCCCATAACCAAACCAACTTCCTGTCGAATCTTAAACCCGATCTTGGTGACGGTCTCCTTGAGTTCGTCATATCCCCATTCATAGACATGGGCGCGGTATTGGGTGTTATAGCCGTTGCCGGGTGTATTAGGACACGACAAAAATATCTTCGCGCCGGGCTTCATGATCTTATAGCACTCTTCCAGACTTTTACGTCCATCATCAGGGTGCATATGTTCAACTGCCGATGTATAGATGACAAAATCTGCAAACTCGCCGTCAAAATACTTTGACATATAGGCCACGTTGCCCAGCTTGTACGATACCTTGAAGGGATAGTAGGTCTTAAATTCTTCTTCTGTCAGCCGCTTGCTTGCCCCGCGTATGGCCTCCCTGATATTGGTCTCGGATATATCAACGCCGGTATAGCTGTTTATATCTTTGGCATAATATCGAAGCAGCGGGAGCATAAGCGAGCGTCCACAGCATACATCCACGATGTTCATGCCCTTCTTTGCCATATGTGCGGCGGCAAAGTGCTGGATATAATTCATGACATCCAGATTCGAGAAAAAGCCATCGTGAAACTGTTGATAGAAGTTGCGCATCTGATAGGTGGTGCAGAGAATTTTTTCTCTGTCCATGCCATCTTCAACACGGTATACAACTTTCTTTTCGGCTGTCATTATAAACACCTTTCCGCGTATTTTTGAAACTTGATCCATTCAGTATAGTTATGTAGAGCTACGCGCCTGGAATCAGCCAGACGATGATCTTTGGGCTTGTCATGCTTTATCATTGTTTTGCCGTTAAACTCATAAAGATAACCAAATCGATTTCCGGTTGTCCATGCCGTACTATCCACACTATCAAAATGATATTTTGATAAGTCTGATAGGCGTGTAAAACCAAGACAATGTACCTTGGCGTTATTGGCATGAGCAATGCGTATCATAGCCGGAAATGCTTCGAAATCTTTTGGCTGTAATTCCTTAATTACATATCCACCAATACCCACATATGAGTATTCTTCGCAATGCCGCTTGTACTCAGCAATACCACGGCTTTTGTGCCAAACGGGTATTGATTGTCGATTTGTCAGTTGTTCCAGCTTTTTGCGCAGCTTTATAACAGCTTCATATCCCACAACGCTGTCAATATCCAGTTCAAAGAACTTTTTGACGTTATTGCGGTTTATAAAGTCAGCATATCGCTCTACATATTCATCCCAATTAGAAGAATCGCCTTTACCCTGAATAAAAGTAAAAGCCCCACTATCAAGAAGAAAATCTCCGTAATAGGGAATCAATCGTTCTGTGTCTGCATCTGCATAAAAGAACGATTCAAGTATGAACGGGTGATGTTCTGCAATAATCGGGTCGTACCCCCCTCCCCCGTTCTCCATGGGGCGACCCCGGCCAAGAACAACTGCAATTTTCTCCTCTTTCGGTATGTTTCCGCAGCTCATTAGGCCCGCTATGAATATTCTCATTCAGGCTAAGGCCACCCCCCTTAACAGGGTTAGAAACGTTTGCAGGCCGTTCGGAAATCTCAATAGGGTGTGCGGGCTTGCCAGATATAGAATCATCTACGTCAAAGCCCCCCCTGTCGAGTTCTGATTCATATACTGCGCCTGTAGCAATTTTCGGATAACACCGCTTGCTGTTCTTTGAATATTCACGAGATAAACCAGCATCTATGTCAGGGCCGGGCGC